CTCAAGTAGTTCTCGGGGGTCTGTTGTAATGCTCATAGGTGTCTCCTGCGGTTGTCCCACTACACGGGTTAACTCTATAGGGTGGACATAATGTAATTTACTCATCATCAGTCTCCCCAAACACGCCATAGTAGTCCTCTTCTTTGACCACTAGCGGAACCACTCCGGCACCTTCGTTAAAGCGGTAGCAAGCGATGCCACCTTCGGTATCCGCTCCCATCTGGAACATCGCCAGCATTCCGCTCTTGTTCATTGGCAGCATGATCGTTTCAATTACAGGATCGTACTCTTCTGGTAGCCGCTTCATCTCAGCGACAGCCCCGCCTCTCTCGGCGAAGATCATCGGGTTTGAGCCATCGCCCTCGCTGAGCTTATAGAACTTTACGAAACTCATGACGCACCCCCAATCAGGATGTTTTCCTTCTTTTTAGTCTTTGCATCATTGACGATTTGTAGAACACAGCTAAAATGTTCCTCTTCGGCAATTTCCTCGATAAACTCGTCATGCTCGTTGATACGGCTGATGCCAAAACGCAATGCACAGGTGCGCTTCTCTACGTCTGGGTGGTCGAGCCAGATTTGCAGTCCGTTGACTTTGTATGAGGGGCATTCATCGCCGACCCAGCCGATGTATTCCCAATCACTAGGGATTTCATCTTTGATGTCTTCGATGCACTCTTCGAAATGTTTATGTTTTGGGGATATCATGACATGTCTCCTTAGTCGTATCCGTTTTTCCACAGTTACAACTTAAGAAGGGTCGGGAGCTTTGGTAGCGGAGGAGGGACTTGAACCCCCGACACGCGGATTATGATTCCGCTGCTCTTCTTAAGTTGTACCTTAGTATAACCTGAAAAGGGCAACGGATGCAAGAGGTATTATAAGGGTGGACATAAGTAAAAAAACACCGATCGCCCCTATCCGTTGACCAGGGTAACCGATGTTCTTCTGATGTTAATCTGCCATTCGCTTAAGACTTCTGATGGCTTTCATGTTTGCCTCAACTCTCTCGAGTAAAGTCATGTCTGCCCAGCTCGTTAGATCTACTAGCGATCTCCCGCACGTTTTACATGCTTCGTGCTCCCAGTTGACTTTACACTGCTTCTTACACGGGCTGTCGCCTAAGTTAACTTTCGTCACTTCTTACCGCCGAACTGAGACACTGCCCATCGGATGCCCATGCTCGCAGCGATTGCCGCACAAAAGATAGCAGTGTACCACGAGGGGGCGTGTTCATTCAGATGCCGCCAGCCTTGTGCGACATGGTCTTGTGTCCACGGCAGGAAGGAGCCGATGAAGGGTGCAAGGATTACGGCTAACGCAATCTCGTCTTTATAGCTGTATTGCGTCTGCCGGAGTGCCTCTAGATCCCAGTCCGTTTCGCTGTCGGCGCGTTTCTCGATCATTCTAATCTCGGCCACGAGTTTGGCCTCAGCTAGTTTTGCTTTCGCTGCGCTCTTAGCAGCTCGCGCCTCGACCACGCCCTGGGCGACACCGCTGACAGCTCCGATAATAGCTTTAATCATTTTCTAAACCTCTTAAAGTATCTGCGAGCTCATTGGCTCGGCGACCGACCTGCCTTGCGTAACGACTGTCGATCAGTTCATCTGCTGCCGCTGGGTAGTTGCCCTCACGCAGGTGACCTAGTGTCTTCTTGAAGCCGAGCAGCCGGTTGATACCCATGTTGAAGCACAGGTTAATCAGTATCTCTTGGACAACTTCTGGGAAGTGTAAGAAGCCGCTGATGTTGTTCCTGAGATCCACCAAGCAGTTAGCTATGTCATCCTCGAGTATCAGCATTGCAGCTCTCTCGGAGATCGGGTTGTCGTCTAGGTTGTGACCTACGCCGATCGTCAGCTTACCTTCGGTACACCGGTAGGGCTCCAAGCGAAGGCCTTCATGTTTGATAAGTGTTTTAGTCAGTCGATCCATGTTCATCGTCGGTGCTTCCCTTGTTATTTTTACCGAACCAAGATTGGACTGTTGGGGTTTCAAAGATCCGCAAGGCCATCCATATGATTGTAAACAACGATGCGATCGGCGGCAGTATTTCACCAAGGCTTCCGACAGTAGTTCCAATAGCCGCAGCATCCATAAATATCTTTTCATTGCTTTGCATGTACCTAGCCCTTCTCAGCTCGGTTGATTAAACGCTCTATATTGAGGTTATGTTGGCGAAAGAGTTCTTCGATTTTCTTTTCACACTCTTTGACTTTAGTCTGTTCAGTTTCGATCTTGCGCTCTAGCTCTGATATCTTTCTCGAGCCCGCCCAGATCAGACCGATGACAATCACAACCTGGTCCCAGTGTGACGTGATTAGGTCTTCCATTTACTTTTGCACCTCGTAAGTAAGTTTCCCTCTCTCTCCTTACTGTGTTCCAAAAGTTACGATCGATGTCGGTTAAATCCATATCAATCTTCATAGCGATGCCTTAGGTATGCCTTTACGCCATTGATCTCGCCCGTGTCTTCGTTCCAGACGACACTGAAGCACCACGGATCTTTGGTCACATCATCAGGCAATGGAAACGTCAGACCCATCGTTTTACACCAGGCACGCATCCAATTAATCGTACTAACGAAATAACAATCTACCCATGGCTCCACAGTGCCATCCTCGTTATGCAGCTTTGCAAAGAATCGGTGGCGGTTTTCGGTTGGTATCTGCGGGGGAAAGTTTCTTACAAACTGCTTGTCGTTAGGCCTAATACCTTGAGCGAAGACAAACTTGGCTTGCTTTTTACCTGTCACCAGGTCGTGTTTTATCCCGTGCCATCCAAGAAGATAGTCGTCGTTATAGTCCATATATGTGGACATGCTCGCACCGTATTTTATGAGCGTCTGAACGTCAGGGGTTCTGAAATCATAAAAGCTAATGCTGCTATTGTTATAAGGTGGTCGGTAGTTACCATAATTGCCGATCACGTTCTGTGGCGATGCAGTCAGTTGCTCAACGGTGTACTCGGGGAACGCCTCGACCAGACGGTTGATTTGTTCCATCGCCTCTGGCCTGTCGCACGAGTAGTCAATGCGCTTGATTTCGCCATCCATATAAACTTGGTCTCTAAAGTTCTCAGTGAACTTATCAGACATGTTTTCTTCGTAGACCAGGTTTGCCAGCCCCGTCTCAACTGCTTCATCGACAACTTCTTGCTTTTCTTCGTCGGTCAGGTTTGCGCCAGCAGGGATTTCGTAATAATTACCCGACAAGACACCAGTGAAACACAGCATAAGTTGTCCATCGTCAAGCCGCTCTGTAAATTCCGTATTCATGTCACACCTATACTATTGTTACACTTACTGTGCCGCTTGTTCCGAACGGGGATGTAACCCCTGTGTTTGACCAAAACCAGAGCGAGCGTTTTGTGTAACCGCTCACAGTGGTTGTGGTTTGACCGAAAGTGGCCGCAGTTCTGTTGAGGGTTGTCGAATTGATTGTCACACTTGTCCAGCCGCTGTTTGCGATTGGGGTGTTATCAACCATTACAAGCTGTAGCTGCTGTGAGATAGTGTTATGCGATAGCTTAGCAACTATTGCCCCAGATTGTATCCCGTTTACTCCTCTGGCAGCTATAGACCCCCACGAAACGGCATCAAGGTCGCTTTTAGTATGATCGTTGTAGCCACTATTGGTGCCAGAATATCCGCCAGGATCGGTATATGACCCAATGGTCATTGTAGTATTTAGGTAACTGAAACTCGCACCGTAGAAACCCGTGAAAGTTGACTGTGCGCCGCTAGCCTTGTTAATTAAAGCACGAATGTCGCTGTCGTTAATACTGGCTTGGGTGCCTGATGTGCCGCCAGCTTCAACGTGCAAATCGTTTAGGCTAATCTGTCCACTTGTCTGTAGTGCCATAAATTAGCCTTTCTTTAAATCTTCAAGTTCTACCTTGAGTTCTTTGACCGCTTCGATGAGATAGCCGACTACGTTGCCGTAGGCCACGCTGAGATACTCACCACCGTCTTGTACTAATTCGGGAGCAACCTTTTGCAGCTCTTGAGCAATTACACCTGACCCAGCCGCACCCTCTTTTGTAAATGACACGCCTCGCATCTGGTAGACTTTAGAGCCATCAAGCGTCTTAACATCTGACTTAAGACGCTCATCGGAATAGGCCGTGATGTTGCCGGTCGCCGTTAAATTGCCAGAAGTGTCAATCTCTAGTTGTTTCGTAGCCGACCCTGAAAGTGGATTGCCTGTTTTAATCTGGAACAGACCAGACGCAGTGTTAATCATATGCGTTCCGGTTGTAGATGGGGATGAGCTTGATCCAAAACTGAACTGAGCATAGCCATTCGTGGAAGTGCCTGTAATCCTCATAAACTCCGGCAAAAGAGAACCGCTGACAGTCAAATCACCAGTCGTCGTGTCGTCAGCATCGCTACGCAGGAAGCTGCTGGCTTGGATGCCATCAACCGTATCAGCATCTAGGCCAGATCCAGAGCCATCGTTGCCACCATGCCAGATTGTGTTGCCACCATTAGCGGTAAGAGTGCCATCAGCTTTGGCTTGAAACACCAACTTATCGTAAGTGCTATCTGTATTGTAATTACCGCTACCTGATATGACTGCGAAACAATCTTGTACATCGTTATCTCGTATACCGATGACATGGTGACCGGAACCGCTGCCTTCTATCAGACTGCCAAAGCTAGAGCCGCTGATAAGACCTGGGATATCAGAGCGAGAATTATTGTACTTGTAATACTTGGCATCTCCAATTGATATAGCACCAGTTGCGAAATCATCAGCATCACTACGCAAGAAGCTGCTAGCTTGGATACCGTCGAGAGTATCGGCATCTAGGCCAGAGCCCGAACCATCAACGGTTTTAAGTTTAGTTAATATCTCGGCGGCTGTGTCCGGTGAGCCATCGTTTCCATCAGCACCGGCAGGGCCCTGCGCTCCATTGGATCCAGCGGCTCCGGTAGCCCCATCGTTACCATCTGCGCCAGCTGGACCTTGAGCACCTGTAGCACCCTGGGGCCCTGTAGCACCTTGGGGCCCTGTAGCACCCTGAGATCCTGTAGCTCCATCGTTTCCGTCAGCACCATCGGTACCATCTGCACCTGCTGCACCTGTAGCTCCTGTAGCTCCTGTAGCTCCTGTAGCTCCTTGAGCACCAGTGGCTCCTTGAGCACCGGTAGCACCCTGGGCTCCAGTAGCTCCATCGTTTCCGTCAGCACCTGCTGCACCATCATTACCAGCAGGACCGGTTGGGCCTCGAGCACCATGTGTACCTTGGGCTCCAGTAGCTCCTTGGGCTCCATCATTGCCATCAGCACCTGCAGGGCCTTGAGCACCCGCTGCGCCAGCTGGGCCTGTAGCTCCATCGGCACCATCAGCACCATCAGCACCTTGAGATCCGGTAGCTCCTTGGGCTCCGGTAGAACCCTGTGGTCCTTGGGCTCCATCGTTACCATCAGCACCAGCTGGTCCTTGGGCTCCTGTAGCTCCTTGAGCTCCAGTAGATCCGTCATTACCATCTGCGCCAGCTGGTCCTTGAGCTCCAGTCGCACCTTGTGGTCCTTGAGCTCCGTCATTACCGTCAGCACCCGCAGGGCCTGTAGCACCCTGTGCGCCGGTGGCTCCATCACTTCCGTCACTTCCGTCACTTCCGTCAGCACCTGCAGGGCCTTGAGCACCGGTTGCGCCTTGTGGTCCTTGAGCTCCATCATTACCGTCTGCGCCAGCTGGGCCCTGGGCTCCAGTCGCGCCGGTAGAGCCTTGTGGGCCAGTGGCTCCATCATTACCGTCTGCACCTGCAGGGCCTTGGGCTCCATCATTACCGTCTGCACCCGCAGGGCCTTGGGCTCCAGTCGCACCGGTAGATCCCTGTGCTCCGGTTGCGCCTTGAGCACCAGTAGCACCCTGGGCTCCGGTAGCTCCTTGAAGAGCTACATCAGCAATTGTTCCCTTTTCCCATGCATTGGCCGAAGTGTCGTAATATACAATTAAGTCATCAGAAGCTGCATCGGTGGCTGTTGTAAAACCTGTTAGGGCTGAACCAACATTAGTTGTATCAGTAACATCAGCTAAAGCTTCGATGCCATCTAATTTCGTGCCATCAGCCGAAACATCACGACCATCAACTGTGCCAGAAACACTGATGCGGCCCGAAATAACTATGCCATGGGTGTTCGTGTAGAGTTTGGTTGAGTTGTTATAGTTTAGTCTTGCCTGTCCGTCTTGAATAAACTGCGCGCAAATCTCAGTTCCTGCTGCGTTCATAATCCGAACATCGTCTCCGAGTATTCGTAGTTGCCCAGTGCCAGCATCTTGGATAAAACTACTCGACCCGTTGCTATAAATCTGTAAGTCAGACTGATCACCAAAGATGGCTTTCTTGTTGCTAAAAGTAACATCGCCAGTAAATGCACCGCCATCAGCAGTCACCGTGCCATTGACATCAATGCCGCTTGTATTAAATATGGCATAGTTTTGAGAACCGCCCGAAACTCTTAAGGCAGCATTACCTGTCCCAGTGCTTTTGGTAATGATAAGCTGCATCTCATTAGAGAGAGCTCCATTATCTATACTAAATAGACCATCCGGCCCTTTTACGGTAAACTTATGCGTCGGAGTATTTGTGCCAATACCAACTCGATTGTTGTATGAAGAGCCATTAGCACCGACAAAAAGGTTATTTGTATCAACTGAGAAATCAGCGTTGACTGCCAATGCACCCGTCATTGTATCGCCAGACGTTGTGACGTAAGAACCTAAATCACTGATCTGGCTTTCTGTAATAGTGATGTCATCTTCATGAGCCGTCACATCTGCTGAGGTTACAGTATAGCCTGTGATGTAACCGCTATCATTGGTTATATCGGACGTAGCTGTGGGAACTGTAACTGTAACAACACCCGTATTGCCGTTAACACTGGTTACAGCGTCCGTGGGCGTGGCAAGTAGCGTATAGTCTGCCATCGTCCCCGCAGAACCGCCATTATGCATATATGTTTTGTTCTCGTCAGAACGAACAACAACGTCACCTTCTTGAGCCGTGAGCGCAAGCTGGGCACTTTGACTGGCAGCAGTTTGCACTGTTGTTAGAGCTGTAGCAGCCATGTTCGCGACAGGCAGAACACCAGTGACCTGATTAGTCAGATTTATGTGTCCAAAGCTGAGGTTACCAGATCCATCTGTTTTCAATGTTTGTCCGGTAGTTCCATCGGAGATTCCGAGTTCTAAAATACTAGTGAGATTATCGGTGTTATAAACATTACTTAAGCCTAAGTTGTTGACAGCTACGGACACGCTGGCTAGATCGCTGAGATTGCTAGCTGCCAGCAATGTGCCAGCCAGGGATGCATAAGCGTCCAGCCATTGCGTACCTGAATAAACCTTTATTGATCCGTCAGTACTGTCGAAATACAAAGCCCCCTGGACAAGAGCGTTCCCGTCATTGTCTAAAGTTGGAGCTGACGACTTCACACCGAGATATAAATCAGTGAAGCTGTCCAGAGCCGCCAATGCGCTGTCACGAGCTGCCTCCGCTGCGCTCTGAGCGGTTTCGGCAGACGAGGCGGAGCTGGAGGCTTCACCTGCTTTTGTCGCCGCAGTTCCAGCCTGAGTGGTCGAGATGCCAGCTTGGGTCGTCGCGGTACTGGCTTGGGTGGTCGAGATGCCAGCTTGGGTGGTCGAGATGCCAGCTTGGGTGGCCGCAGTACCGGCTTGGGCAGTCGCTGTCGCCGCGCTCGCTGCGCTGCTGGTCTTACTGCTAGTTGCGCTAGCCTGGGCAATCTCAGAGGCAGCTTGAGCTGCTAAGGCTTGGGTCTCAGCGGCTTGGGCATCTGTCTCAGCTTGCTCGGCTGCTGCCTGAGCAGCTTCCGCTGCTACCTTACTGGCCTCTGCATCGGCAAGCTTTGAATCAAGACTTGCAAAGGTTCCGGATTCAGCACCACCGTCTTTAAAGAAACTACTGTTAGCCATGCCGCTTACTCCTCATCATATGTAAAGGCTAGGGAAATACTCTGGGTGCCACCGTTGAGCTCTTGGTCATTAGACTGCTCTTGGAGCTCCTCGAGAAAAGCTTTGTACTTTGCCTCGAACAATGGACTTCTCTCGTCGAGATAGAAATCGGCGGCAAAGGTTAGACCGGCATAGATCACCAGGTCGGGTGCGACTGTTGTTATCGTCGTCTCAGTGCTATCCGACACAAAGGCTTCAAGCTCCCCATAATAGTTTAGGGTAACTGAACCATCAGCAGGGTACGGGTAGATGAGAAGCGAGGCTTGCTCTCGAGCATATTTGGTTGGGTTACCGGTTAAGCTGTTCGCCCTCAAAGCTTGCATTGTCTCCATACTGACACGTTCAATTGTTGTACCGGAGCTGTGGTAGAGATCGCGTGTTTCAAGGAAGTCGTTTGGCAATACAAGTGCTTGGGTTGAGCTGCTGATCGTGTAGTTCCGCTGCTTCTCCATGAAAGGCACTCGGAGGCTGCGCTGGATCCGCGCCAAGCCCTGGTCGATGAAACGCTCGGTGAGCACTGTGCTGATATCGCTGCGGTTAAGCACTTCGTTAAAATGCGTTTTAAGATCGCCATAGTTCATTGCGATTGATCCTCTCTATTGGGTGTCTTTATCAGGCATACCTGTTGCGCTTCTTGGCTGGCTTCTTCTTGGCTGTCTTGGCGGCTTTCTTAAAAGCAGAAGCTTTCGGTGCGCCTTTAGTTCCGGCCTTACGCATACTCTCGCCTGAGCCGGCTTTGATGCGTTTACGTTTTGCGTGAATATTCTTGTAAAGGCTCATTGACTACACCTGCTTGTTAGTTGTGATAAATGCGTCGAGGTTTTCGGCTTTCAAACGCCTCAGGACATCCTTGTGAGAATGCTGGAATAGATCAAAGCCTTCACGCAGCCACTTCTCATGCACTGCTACAGGGATCGAGGCGAGACGTTGGTTTTCGCCTTCTCGCGTGTGCGAGCTGGCAAAGCGTTCATCGCGCAGATCTTGGATAAAGCTTTGTGGAATGATTTGTGACTTCTTACGAGTAACGCGATCACCGTCTTGGATCAGTTCCTCTTTGATGTCGTGTATTGCTTTTGTGTCTTTCGTATCAGACATAGATGCTTCCTTTCTTATGTCGTTTAAAAGGTCCCCCAGGGGCAGCAGTAAGGAGAGCAGAAACCTGCAAACCCCTGGGTTCCCAATCAGTCAATCAGAGGCCTAGGAAAGGCCTGTGATCATGCCCGAGTCAGCGAAGTTGCTGTGCTTAACAGATACTTCACCAGTGACCATGTGACGGTCGCTGTCGCCTTGCTTAGCAAGCAGAGTGCGAGTGAATGGGCGCAGAGACACCGTGCGGAACATCGACGGATCGATGAGGAACGCATTGGTGCTGAGCTGGTGGCGGTTGAGTACAACGCGGTACTCACCGAACGGCGAGACGTACAGGTCAATTACGTTGACCAGCTCGCGGCTTTGAGCGAACTCACGATTGCGGCCTGAGGCGGCTGCAAAGCCAGCTACGATGGTAGCATCGGCAGGTTTAATCATGAGAATGCTTGGGTCGGAACCGTTGTCATAGCAATCCTGACCCAGCTCAAGAAGCTTAGCTTCAGTGAGCGCATCAGCAGAACCTGCACCGGCATCAACCGTTGTCGAGATCTGTTGCGACACAGAAGCCATTTCACGAGCAGTAGATCCGTTGCCGTTTACAGCAGCGTTGTCTACGCCGATCATGGCGCGTTCATAGTCACGCTTGATCTCTTTCAAAGCTTTTCCGAGCTGGTACGCAGTTTCCTTGGCACGACCGTAAGTCTTAACGGCATCAGCGGTTGCTGTGACGTTGAATACTTTGGTCATGATTTGGGTCGTATTGGAACGGGTCGAAGGTGTAGTCAGCGTTCCGTCAGTTGCCGTAAAGCCCTCTACTTGGGCGTTGTCGGCTGCTGCGGAAAGACTATCTTCAATCCACTCAAAGGTACGAGCGTTTACTTTTTCGTTCTTGATGAGGCTGTAAAATGGGCAATCTGTGGGCGTAATGTCATGGATTACGTCTTCGACTGATTCTGCCAGACCTACTTGGTCGTAAGTTGTATATGCTGCCATTGTTTTATTCCTTTCAATGTTTCAGCGGGGGGGTTTTACTCTTCCCAGCGAGCCATCAGCGCATCAGCAATGTCATCAATGTCGCTGCCGCGCTCGTGCAACTTGGCACGGGACTTAGCAAGCTTCTCTGTCCGTAACTGCTTGTTACTTGGCGGTGCCTTTTGAGACCGCATGACTTTCTTTGTTGATGCTTTCTTGCGTTTGACCGAAGCAACTCTTTTGCCCTGATCGTAAAGACGCGCCTTGTTCAAGATCATGATTGAGTTAGGATCGACAATCATGTTCACCTGTTCTTCCGGCAAGCCCTGGGCAACCGCATAAGTGCGGATGTCATTATAGAGCTCGTTGGACCACTCCGGCACTGCGTCTTGCAGCACCTTCACCGCTGTCTGGGCTTGCTCCTGCAGAAGCTTATCTTGCTCAGATCGCATTGATGAGTAGTAGGTGTCGGCTTCTTCACGAAGGAACTTGAGTTGATCCTCAGCTTGTTGGGCTTCCTTACGCAATTGCGTAAAGTCCGAGTCGGACATGGTCTTAGAGGCGACCAACATATCGACATCGGCGTAAGGCTTATATGCCTGTTCAGCTTGTTCAAGCATCCGCTGCATAACTGCACTGGTTTTACCCACTGCCTCTTCTGCAGCTTTACGCTGGGTAGCTAGTTCTTGAGACTTTCGGGTGAGCGAGGCCTCTTGTCCATAAAGACGCGCAAGCTTCTTAGCAGGTACCTGATGGGTCTCTCCGTCAACGGTTACTGAAACGAGATCATCGTTGGACAGTTTACGGGCTTCTTCGGCCTCTTCCTCTGTCTCTTCTTCTTCTTGATCATCGTCATCTTCGTAATCGTCTTCGTCGAGTTCATCTTCAGGGCCTTCAAGATCTTGATCGTCGTCTAGTTCGACTTCGGTATCTTGCTCATCGACCAGACCGGAACCATTAGTCTCGGGTGTGGGTTCCGTATCTGCTGCCTCTGGAACATCGCTTTCTGATGGCTGATTTTCATCAGCGTCAGTCCAGCGAGCCAAGAGTGCATCCGCCGCGTCATCGACAGACAGCGGGATATTTGTTTGAGTATTATCTGGGACGTTGTTTGCCATGGTCTCAGCTTTCCTCTTCAGTTTGGTTGTTGTCACCGTCATGCTTTGCGTTGATTTCATCACGAATGCTTACGCGCTGGCGCAGCGTATTAGTAATATCGACGATTGCACGGTAATGCGTGTATGCACGTTGGCGTTCATCGGTCTGCTCGGGTGCAGTGTTGACGAATGCCTGGAACGTAGCGTCCACTAATGAATTGATCGTTTCGGAGAATGCCTCGCTTTGTATTAACTGCTCAGCGAGGTCGCCGAGATGGATCATTTGCTCTTCTTGGTTGGTAGTGCTCATTTACTGTCCTTAGTTTTGCTTCAGACGGGCGAGCTGGAGCTCGGCTTGGTCTATCCGCTGTTTGTGCAAGAACTGTTCCTCTTTCAAGTCCTGACTATCCGACCGGATCGCCAGTTCGTTCTGCGCTTTCATTCTGTCGAGTTCCAATTTGGCTTGGGAGATTTGGGCTTCCAAAGCTGCCTTCTGCTCACTGATCGAAACTTGACGATCTTGGATCTCGAGCTGTTTAGCCACCATCTGCATTTGCATGTCCGCGTTAGGATCAGGCTGCGGAGGTGGTATCTGATCGGGAGGCGTTAAGTACTCCTCGACATTCAAAATGCCTTGGTGACGCATTGCATCACGCATGAGCGCGTAAGCGTTCTCAGGCTTATATAACTGTGAAAGTGTTGGGTCTTGGCTGAGAGTAACGTGCAGGTTTGCAAGCTTCTGAGCTTCTTTGTCTGCTTCTCCGTAGCCAAGCTTCAGCTCAACCATAACATCGCGCTTCTGCTCCCAGTCGCCTGGTGTTACCGCTATGAAGTCTCCGGCTACTTGAATAATCTTCTCGTAGTCCTCATTCTCGACGCAAAGGCGATACACCTCATAGAAGAGCGGCTTGATAAACTGGTTGGCAAAGTTGCGAGCAATAATCTTCTGACGGGTCTGGCTCATTGAGGCCAACTGCTCGATCATCGCACTGCTATTTTGTTTACTTACAGCATCTTTGTTCGTGCCTTGGCTCAAACGTGACACACCTGAGGTGTCCTCTTTGTCTTCGTCCAGCATCTTAATAGTCTGGAAGATGAACGGATTAAGAGGTGCTTGCGGCATCGGCTGAATAGCATCGGGCCGCGTCACGTTAACTAAGCCGCCCACACGGTTGTCGATCAATTCACGCGGGTTGGTCAAACCGCCTTTTGTAACCATGTAGCGAGGCGCGTTGGTAATCGCAGCGTGATCTAGGATAGAGCGGGTAAGTACCGTGCGAGCATTCTGCGTGGCGACAAGCTTCTCGGCGAAGTTGCTACCGAAGAAAGCGTGAGGGATTGGGATCGGTACAAAAGCGATAAACGGAATGCGGTCTGCGAGCTCACAATCGAGCAGCGTGGTACCCGCCATGAAGGCGCGATAAAGACTAGCTGTTCCGGTGCCTTCTTTGTCTAGCTGGATGTAAGCCTCATAGCACATCACTTGGCGCACTTGGTCTTGGTAGCCTTCGGCACTAAACCCCCGGTCGGAGCCGGTACCTTCGTGGCGAGCTAGGATTTCAGGATCTGTTTCCATCTCGACACCATCGGCATCGCTAAGCTTGCTGATTTTGTCTTCGTCGTATCCCATGTCACGCAACTCGCTGAGTGTCTTGCGAGTGCGGTGGGCACAGAAGTTAATGAAGTCAGGGTGTAGCGCACGAGCTTGAGGCTCGATTAGAAACTCTTCCGGCGCGATGTTTTCGATCTTAACCTGGCTGGTGTCACGGGTGACATATACGTTACCAGTTATAAGACCAAAGTCGTCCGTCTCGCTGTCACCGAGCTCGACACCATCGTCAGCCAAAAGCATGTCCAGCTCGTCTTGTGTGAGGCTGCTAAACTCTTGCTCTTCTTGTTCTTCACTGGTCTCAAAGTAAACCTTTGCAACACCAGCTCGGGCGGTTAGACCATCGTGGATTACTGAGCTCATTACCGAGTACAGATCATTCTGCCGGAAGCAGACATAGTCTGTGTAGGCACTGCAGACTTCTGCCTTAGCCACATCTTCTGGGCCTTGCGGCGCAAACTTCACAATGCGGTTACCAGCAGCAAACGTCTCTAGCAAGCTAGCCTTTAGACCCTCGACACTGTCGTAAACGTCCATAGACACATACTTGCTTTTGCCCTCAGGGGCTTTGGGAAGCTTGCCATTGTAATACTCGATTACTCTGCGGCGTTCCGTTGAGATCTCGCTGTCGTAATAACCCACACTGCGGCGGATGTTTGTCTCAACGATCTTAGTGATCTCTGCGTCGGACATTTCACTGTATGATTTGATGTCTGCCATTTAGACCATATCCCTATAGTAATCATCGGTTGAATCGATCGGATCCCAAGCTCCTTCATGTATGTGATTGGCTAACGCCAGTGACATCACACAATCATCAAAGCAGCCTGGCTCCGCTTCCATCGAACCACTGTCGGTGACGATGTAAGTAAGCATTTCTCTTAGTGTTGTTTTGTCGTTTATCTCCAGCTCGTCCTCTCTTAGAGAAGCTCGAAGCTGGTCAATAATGAGCGGCTTGGTTCTTGCGGTAGTTGAGAAGCCAAGCTTGATTGTCTCTTTGTCGGTAATCTTATCGACCTGCACTTCCGTGTAGAAGTTAGGGTAAGCGTAATCCTTACCTAAGCGCGTACACGTTAGGATGCCGTGACCGTTGTTCTCGACTATAATTCTAGCCTCGTTATAGAAATAACCAAGAGCTCTCAGGACTTCTGCAAAGTAGTCAGGGTGAACCCTGCCCCGCCAAGAGGCGACCTGTCGCTTTTTACTGTCTAAGATCTGGGCGACTGAGTAGTCACCTCGGCTCACGCCCATGGCAACGTCAGCACCTATAATATACTGCTCGCCTGGGTCGTGCTTTCGATAAGTCGTGAGCTCGCCTCGCATATGCTCGACGAAGTCTTCGCCTTCCAGTGCGAGCCGCTCTTCAACATCGCGGGTGTTCTTTAACTGCTCTTGAAGTTTCTCAAGATCAAACACAGGCCTACCTGTCGTCAGGAAAGCTTCCTCAGGCTCGCTGGGGTATTCCTGCTTGAACAGATCGAGACCGTTCTGAGCTACTTTGCGACGACGAAACATTAACTGCTCATCATCCAGATCGTAAAGCTCAGCGAGATCTATCTCGTCGGGTGTCCGTTCAAACTTATCGGGCACAGGCTCACGGTATGTCGGGTCGGCATACCAAGGTATGAAGACCGGCACGAAGCCATTCTTACCCTCCACAGCTCCTCGCCATAGATTATAGAAAATGCCGCTCACGCCATTAGCCGTACTCTCGACGAACACAGCAGTGCCAGGAGCATTCGGTACCGCTTGTAGCAAACCGTTCCAAACCTCTTCAGCATTCGACTTAGGCCAGAATGCTAATTCACTGGCATGGCAATGTGTAAGCGTCTCGCCTCGACCGACACTGTCGCCACCCGCTGTCGCAACAACGAAAGACGAATCAAGTATGTCGAAAGACAACTCTCTTCGACTTGAGTACTTAGTGTGGGGTTTTAGTATCTGAGGGCAGTGCTCGTGGAACCTCTTAGTCATATCGAAGAGAGCCCGAGTACTATCAGCGTGGTGTGTAACCACCATCGCTTTACGAGCTTTCTGCTGCGACACTGAATAATACAGGTAGCCACCTGTGTAGGTGGACAGTCCCTGCTGCCGAGCCTTCAGAATAATTACTCGGATCTTACCTTCAGTATCGAGCTGAGCTTGAACTGCTTTGTCGAGTATTTGCTGAGCCTGGTTTAGCTTAAGCGGTGTGATGTCACCTTGCTTAGTCCGGATCTTTAGAGCTGCGTTAGCGTAATAAGGGAAGTTAGTGTATAGCTTCTTCCGAATCTGCTGCAGCTTTTGGTCCATCTTTGGTGCTCTCTTCTTCCTGCTCCAGTAGGCCTTCTAAAAAGCCTTCTGCTTTGCCGATGGTTACATCGGACTTTGATGCTGGTTTCTGCTTAGTGAAGTCCAAGACAAGCCTAGCCGCCGCAAGACGCTCCCTGGTTTCACCAGGAACGCGCATTACTTCGACCGCTGTCTTGAGGGCTTCTTTAGCGAAATCATCTTCTGGGGCTTCGCCGTTGTCTGACATGATCTGTACAAACCTTTCTGCTTCTTGTTTGGCTTTTTCTCGCAGCGGCTCAATGGTCTCTTTGGTGTAACCATGAGGGACACCAGCCGGTCTGCCAGGGTTCTTGCGTGGCTTTTTAGCCCACTCCGCACGTTTAGCACGGCCCTCAGCGGTCTTACTTAACTCGGTAAAGTAGTTCCGTTTCGGAGCTCGCTGAGGGTATTTCTTTTTAACGGTCATATAACCGAAAGAGCTCCCTGCCCTTGTGGCGACAATGCGCCTGGTGGGAGAGGCTGCTCTTCTGGTTCCTCACCGCCATTGGCCGCGAGTATCGCCAACGCTGCGGCGACCATCGTTGCTATGGGTGATGAGTAGAACTGTAGGGTGTCCTTACTAAAGGCGGCATTGTTAAGAAGCTTCCGAATAAACTCAGCAGTAGTCGGCATAGTTTCTTTGGCGAACTTAGGATCGACCATGTAGACCCAGATTGGATCAACAGCAAACTCGGCGGGGTTACGCATGTAGTTATTGCGGTGCTTCGTCATTGCTTGGATAGCCGACACACGATACCGGCCGCTACTGATAAAGCCTGCAGTGCTAGCACCTGCCTCTATTTGTTCCTGTTTAAACTTTTCAAACTTTTTAAGAGAACCGTCTGCAAAAGCCTCAGGGTCGGCACCAAATGGGCCACGAACAAAGCTGGGAACAAGTGTGCCATTGCCGATATCAATGTTGATATTACCGAAGTCTTGGAGGTTCGTAATCTCTTCTAAGATGAGATTGGCATCTTCCCTACTAACTCCTAAGCGAACCAGCTCGGGTGTTACTTTATTGTCGTTTTTAGCATACCTGACACTGTCTAACAGGACCTGTCTGAACGAAGTTGGCTGGACATAATCTTCGTTGAGAGTTAAAGGACTTCTCTGCAGATACGGATCATATAGGCTCAGTGCTCCTTCTGGAGTGTTATCGCGCCGATTGAACAGCGGAAGAGCCTCAAGGAAGTGAGCAATCTCGTGCGCTAGGGTTGCGACAAACCCATCTTTTGATTGTACGGGTTTCTCTGTATTCTTTGAGCGTTTAGGAAACCCAGGCTCCATCAAAAGGATACTTGGCGGCTTCCTGCCATATCGAGATATGTGAGCCCTACCCATTGTGGTAGTCCCTGGTTTGGAAATGGCCCCTGACTCTCGATCCATAGCTGCCATTGACTTGACAGTACCAAACACAATGCCAAGAGCTTTAGCTAGTCGCTCAAGGTCTGCTCTTTTCTTAATGCCGTTTTCAAAAGGACTGCCAGATTTGCCTACCTCAAAGATAGGCTTGGCGTTTTCTTCCTGCGCTGCGACCTGCCGGACAGAAGGTACTACGACTTCTTCTTGTACGGGCTGGGCGGGTTGAGCACTATTGTCTCGTTCGGAGAGGATTCCTGGGAGCTCGGGCTGCTGGGAGAACTCCGTGAATTGGCTAAGTCTACCAGACCCACTATCAAGTCTTCCAGTTTGCTGTCCGGAACCTGGCCCAGGATTGTTTCCGTCCGGTCCTCGCTCTGCTGCGGCGAGTGCTTCTTCGATTCGGTCATTCGAAATACCTTCTTTCTCTGCTAAGATACGGGCTGCATCTAGATAGTCATTATCTTCACCACGACCACCTTTTACACCCAGTGACCTAAACAGGCGTTTCTCAGGATACCACATCAGGGCTTGGAAGTCAGCCGTTTCGATGTCGATACCTTGTTGAGATAGTAATTCTTTAACCCGATTTACAGTGTCGCGGATAAATACACGCTCGCTGGTATTCTTGGGCTGCTCCTGGAGCTGAGGCCCCATGTTCTTAACGTGAGTACCCGTTGATTTAAAGAGCTGAGGCTTTTCTGGGTTCCTGCCGTTTTCTTTCTGGTACTTCTTATAGTAACGCTGCCATGCTTTATCTAAAGCTCCAATAAAAGCATCGAAACGATCAGGGTCAGAGTACAAACCTTTACGGGTCTCGCCTGTTGCCTTGAGAGCTTCATTAATGACCTGCTTGTTATCGCCTTTTGCAGCTTTCATTTCAGAGGCAATCTTATCTCTGTTTTCCTGCATCTTCGCATCAGTCATTGGTGTAGCAAAGGGGCGACCAACCATGCGGTTCCACATACGCATCCACCAGATGTCTGTCGTGAGAGGGTCGAAGTTACCTGTAAGGTTCTGGTAGAACCCCTGTCCAATCTTCGGGCCCATAATGTAGCTGCCATTTACTAAGACGGCTTTGCCTTCGGAACTAGGAACTTTGATGTTTGTGTTATAACGGTCATTGAATGACGCAATAAACACCTCGAGCTCTTTAACAGTAAACTGTTTGTCAAGAAACTCTCCAATCGGCATATCAAACTTACCCGTATCCCGAGCTTTCTGATAAGCGTTAAAGAAAGCGAAGGCATCGCGCATTGACCTGCGCCTCTCACCGCCTTTGTTCCACTCTTTAACAGGGAACTTGTCATTCTCTGTGTAAAAGCGAAAAGCCTCGACAGCATACTCGAAGTTATCTGTAACGGCCGTTCCGTTAGAAGTTACTGCCAGTGCAACATTAAATGCTGCCAGTGTGTCGGGGTTATTACTTTGCACAGCCAGCGGCTCAATCAAACCGAGAACTGCTTTAGCGCGGCGCAGGGTGCGGTCATACCAGCCGATAGCGTTGTTATCCGATTCGAGAGCTCGCAGGGCTTCGGCAGCCATCTTACGCGCAATCTTCTCTTTGTTCTCCGGCGTGTATGCGAGAGGCTCGCGTGTACCATAATGCGGTACATACAGGTTATCGAACAACCACTCGGCTGCGTCTCTTAGGCTCTTGGCTTTATAAGGTGCCTGGGCGTTATCGTCGTCTGGGTAAATGTCTAGGATCGTTGCATCGATCTCATCACCTAAATCCAAAGGATCTAAAACACTGCTTTCCTCAGTAAACTCTTGAGGGCGAGCGTCCTGCTGACCTGCAACGCGCTGGGCGTAGGGCATGATGTAGGTGTCGATCGCTTCTTGCGGTACACCATTGTCCTGCAGATCCTTGACGGTGTTCTCGACAGTCGCCATCGGGTTACGACCGAGGTCACGCAGGAAGGTACCTGCCAGAGCACTTTGGAGCTGAGCCTTGTGGCCTTTGTTAATTACGTTGTCAGAGCTGAGCTGGTCCAGAAGCTGGTTTACCGCTGCGCGGTTGTCGGCCTTGCCTTGCTCGATGCGCTGGTTGCGCTGATTGCGCTGATCCATAGCAATCATGGCTTCTTGGGATTCACGCAGCCGAGTTTGAACTGCTTGTGCCTCGCCAGCTTTGTTTTTTACGATTGTTTCTGTAAGAACAGCCATAGCATCTTCGGGCATCTGGTCTCTGTACTTGCGTTCCTTAATGTCTTGGAAGACTTCTTTTTGCAAAGGAGTAGTAGCTGTGGCGATTCGGTAATCAAGAGCCGCATCATAATCGTCCTGCGTTACCTCGATCCCTACTAACTGTTCCTGAGCCCTTTCAATTACCTTAGCAACAGGACCGCCAGAGGGTTTCTTGCCTTGGTTTAATAGTGGCTGCATAGCTGCTGAGACTTGTTCTTGACGTTGTTGAGCTGCGGCTTGGTCTTCGATGATGCTCGGGGGCCCTGGCTGAGGCAGTCTATTGCCAGTCTCATTGTCTGCAATAAACTTACCTACTGAGCTGCGCTCACCTGTAAGACTGTCATAGAAACGACCGAAGCCGACAACACCAGCTTGAGCGAGGAGGGATACACCACCAGTACCGGCAGCACCTGCCGCAGTCAGCGCAGTACGAACTGCAGCCTGGACGTTTGCTGATGTGTTGTAACTTCCTGTAGGGGCAAGCGGGTTCAGCTTCTCAGTGAATTGGCTTAAGCCTCCTACATACCCTTGGTTGTGTACGTCAGTCATAACAAGGCTTTCGCGGATTAGATTAATCAGCTCTTTGCCTTCTTGTGTGTCGCCTACAAGTTCTATGACCTTCTCAATTTGGCTGTTTGTAATGGACTTCTTGACTTTATTCTTCGCCATGGTCACGCCAACCATCGCCTCGACACGCTCCATGACCTCGTCAAAGGTATTGGCGTTCTTCGGGTTTAAGCCTGAGTATTGAGTACCATCCGACAGGGTGCCGCCCTCTTTCAGTATACCCTTAAGCTCCTGAATACGCCCTTTGATAGACCCGTGAGCTGCCTCAATTAGTGAACGAGCTCCATTAGGGCTCTCCACGTTTAGCTCGTTTACATCAAACTGACCGCCACCGGCTGGACCATCTTCAACGATTTCATTCAAGCGGTGTGCAAAGCTAGCCTTAGCGAGCTCGGTCGGATCCAGTGCAGCTTCCTCTTCGATTGCAAGCTTTTGAAGGGGTTCTGTGTCGCCGTTCTTAGCAGCTTCAACCGCAAAGCCAATCTCGTTGGCCTTGTCGATTAGAGCCTGGTCGCCCGTTTCCATACCGCGATCAAGTAAAGCTGCAGCGGCACCGTTTACGTTATCAGCTTGACGCTGTGTAGAAGACTTAGCAAAGCCAGCCGCCTGAGCAGCACCTTGCACAGCCGTTTGAGCTGTTGCGGCAGTACCACCAAAGCCGGTACCGAGCGCGGCAGCATCGACTAGGCGGTTGCCCACTTCACCGGCTGTGTACTGACCACCTTGGCTAGCGGCAGATCCAATAACTGCAGCTTCTTGTGTTGCTTCGGTTATACCCTCAGCTGCGGCCTTCTTGCCGATTTCTTTTGCAACGTCTTGAGCTGCCTCGGTGTAGCCTTTCTTGGCTAGCTTTTCGTAAAGCTCTTTGACTGACATCTTGCCCAGCTCACTTGGGCTGAATACGCGACCGGCACCGAAACGATCTAAGAGGCCAATGATTGCGCCTGTGCCTAAGGCAACAGAGCTGTCGTAGCTTCCTGTCTTTTCTTCTTGTTCTAATGCGCTTTCGCCTGTTCCCATTAGGAAGGAACCAGAGAGGGTTGCGCCTCCCAGAAGCAACGCTGCCGGTGCGCTAACAAGCCCAGCTACGGCAGCGGCGGCGGTACCTGCCAGGGCAAAACCACTAGAGGCAGCATTAGCTTGCATACCTTCTAGGAGCCATCCAGCGGCATCGCCGATACTATCTTGTTCTAAGAGTGATCCAGTGTATTGAGCTTGGTAATTACCACGAGCAATGTCTTCTTCCTGCTGAGCTACTCCACGAGCTCCAAAGCCTTGCACCGCAGATCCTACAGTGTCCAAGCCGATGCCTTGTAATGCACTACCGAAAGCTTCAGTACCTTTGTATCCCATCTGTGCAGCTACATCGAAACTGTAATCTAAAGCACTGTCACGGGGTTGGGCTGCGATATCGTCAATAGCAGCTTCGAGCTGTTGTTGGTTTAGATTGGTGTCGTCAATGTCATAACGAGCACCGTTGATCTCATAGATTGCCATCTATAAGCACCTCGCTCTTAGATTGATGGGAGTATTAGTTTGACGGGGGTAGTGCGCGGTACTGGACACCAGTGGTGGTAGTCCGAGCTGCCGGTTGTTGCTGCTGCTGGGGAGGCGCAGGAACTAGGACAGGGGGCGGGTTAGTAATAGGTGCGCCCTGTGGTCCTGGCGTAGGTGCGGGTGCAGAAGCTGCTGGAGGGGCAGCAGGGGCAGCTTGTTGAGGCTGCGCCGGTTGTGCGGGACTGCCAGAAGCTTGGCCTGTATAGTTGTTATACAACTGCTGCACACTCACATTGGAGCTAGGTGCGAGGCCTTGCATTTGAGCGTTGTATTCCTGTACGCGCAGGTTCATGAAGTAAACAGTGCGCTGAAGGTCTGCCTTGACGATAGCCAGGTTGGATTTGAACGCACCCAGTGATTGGGACTGACGCAAGTTACCGATAGAGGCGTTGAGCTGACCCAATTCGCGCTCGGATACCTGACCCAATGCCCCGCCGGTCGGAGAGGCATCACGCATGGCTTGCAAGCGATCAAAACCAATCGACGACACGACAGTCTCGATTGCGGCTGCTACGTCATTAGCGTTAGAGCCAGGAATATTCTTCATAAAAGCGCCAGCTAAACCTGTAACGTCATCAAACGGGTTCATGCCGGACTCTTCACCAGATGCTACAGCGTTCTCGATCTTCTCGATCGCCATTAGAGCTGCATTGGTGTAATTGGCACCCAGAGGTGCGACTTGAGGCTTCATCTTTCCAAGAGCACTTTGTTGGGCGGCGGCAGCATTGTACTGATCGACAGCACTTTGCCGCTCTAGCTCGCGGTTTTGGTCCATCATTGAGCCGTAGGCTTCGAGACCTGCGCCATAAGCGGCGGGACCACCCTGTGCAGCATTAGACATAATCGCACCACCAGATCGTGCAAGCATCTCGTTAGTCCCGATGTTTTGCTTAGGCGGTACCGGTGCCATAGGCACACCGTAGCGAGCCATTGACGATGGACCGGTTAACATAGGCATTGAAGGTGCCAAACCTGGCTGCAAAGCTGGTGGGATATTAGAGGGCTGTTGCTCAGGGCCTCCTGAGCCAAAAAGAGCTGCCCCGGCTGTGCCTAAGGCACCTGTGCCTAATATTAAAGGAAGGAAAGGAAGTGCCATCTTAGTTTCCTCCCAAGTTTACAAAGCGTTGGTTTACAAATCGACCATTACCTTGTTGGGCATACGTTTGACCGGATGCTGTTGCCGTGGGGCCTGACTGCAAGCCGCTGAAGGCATTACCCGAGCTTGGATTAAAACCACCGAATAAACCATAGCCAGACATTGCGCCGCCAATTGCCGCAGCAGTCGGATCGACAGTGTTCGTGACAGGGTTCTGCGGTGACTGCATCTGTGCGTTGTTCAGAATACCAGCGTTATACTTGATATACTGATCCATACCGTAATCGCGGTCTTGTTCGAAACGAGAACGCTGGTCTTGTAGCTCAGCCGCTTCACGCGACTGTAGTTGAGCACCTGCCCCCGCCATGCGGTCGCCGATTTGACCTTGCATACCGAAGGCGTTGCCGTAAATCGAAGCCAGATTGTTGTTAGCCGAGACTGCATTAGAATAATCTTGGTTTTGCTGTTGAATGCTGCGATCCATCAGTTGCTGCTGAATGTTAGCCCCGACATCAGCCCGACGATCGTTGTAACCACGCGAAGCAATTGCATCAGCAACACCAGCGCGAGAGCTGTTGACGTTGTTGGTAGCCATGGCAGACTGGTTGATACCAGGCAGCGTCTGCTCTTGCAGTCTGCGCGTGTCATCGCGCATTGCCGCATCCAAAAGGGAACCATAGTTGGCAGGGTTGGTGGCATATGCAGTCGCGTTGTTTAAGGTCTGGCCTCTTTGGGCCTGGTCGTACAAACCTGCAGCGTTGTTAGCGAAATTGCCGGCCGTCTGCATGAAGTTTGCAGGTTGACCCATCATCTGCTGACCAGTGTTACCTAGATACTCGTAACCTTGCTGGGAGTACGGGTTAAAACCCGCTAATGTTTGACCATCATAATTTCCCCGCTGCAGACCATCGTCAAGGTAGGATTCCGCGTTAGTGTACATCCGTGACACAAACGGCTTAGACAGATCAAAGCCAGCCATTTGGCGGCGTGAGGCTGCATCCATGGCGTCTGCTTGCTTGCTGGCTCCAGCATAAGAGGCTGCGCCGCCTACTACTGCTGCTGCTGTTGCTGCTATTGCAAAACTCATTTGCTTTCTCCGATTTTATTGATAAGAGCATCTATGTGCTCGGTTTGCATTGGAGTGAGCTCGAGATCATCGAAGCTCTTAGCCAGGACCTCACGTTCAATCTCATTAACGTCAAGATTGTCGGTTCGATGTACCGTGATCAGAGTACTGTCCTCATGCGCGTATAAGATACGCTTGGTTCCGGCTAAAGTTATACCGTTGTGAGGGGCCTGTATCCGCTGCTCTCCGTCTTGTTCTGTTATTATCGACAAATCACCCTTGGTAATGAAATAGGGGTGGTTTCTGGCGTGAATATGACCAACAACAATCGTGCCAGCCGCCATGTCCATCTGTCTTATGTACTGACCATCCGCAAAATTATGCGTAACAGGCACCAACGCACTCATTGCGTTGTGCCCTAGACGGTCATCGCTCTCTTCTACTGCCCCCTGGAAGCGCATAAGCGCATCTCGGAAGGCTCCCTGGTCGGCCTTGTGCTTAAGAAATGATCTGTACTCATCCCCGAGGGCTAAAGCCGGTGCCAGGCGGTCTATACGCCGACCCACGCGGTGCCGTTGTAAACCATTAGGCCGGTAGTGCCGTTTCCTAAAGGGTCCCAAGGGCTAACGGCGTAACGCACCATACCCTTCAGGGGGTTACTGGGGGCTTGGTCAGTCACTTGGATTGAAGCCTCAGCGGCTTGTCTCGCAAACACCTCAATACGCTGCAGCTCGTCTTGTATATAACGCCGAGCATCATCTTCGCTGAGGACTGGGTATTGCCCACGAGTGTAGTTATTGACGATCAAGTCTTGCTTTTCATTGATAGCCATATGGTGCTACCTCCGTCCGGTGGCGGTTACTTCCAAATCAAAGCCACTGAACTCAAAGTCTTTCTGATCGGCGACTGTAATCTTGTAACTCAGGTATCGACCGGCAGCTCTGGTGTCGATCTTGTAGTCAAGGTTCAGATCGAAGGTGACTGCGTTGTCGTAGTTGGGTGTTCCGTTAGGCACATCCGCAGCCCCGAACTGGAACGACAGAGTAGTGTCGTCGGTGTTCTTTGTCATAGCCTGAGGGTAGATGCGGCTGATGTTCTTATAGCCTCTCAGCTCGTTTTGAGCCTCATCTAGGTCAATGCCTACACGCTCTAACATGGCAGGTTTGTTAGCCTCGGTGTCATAACTAAAAGACACCTGACCATTATCGGCTAAGTCCATGACGTATATCTTGTTACTTGTAATACCGTTGGCAGAGCTGCTTGGGCCTACAAACACAGAGTGACGAGCGAAGCTGTCTTCCTGGTCGTAGTATGAGCCGCCTACAGTGTTGTAAGTTAGGCCGGAGGCTGTGCCGTAGGTTTCAACTGTGTTGACGTTAGCTAAGCTTGCTGAAGCCACATCCGGCAGGTCGGCAAACGACCAGGTATTATTCTTATAATTATACACGGCAGCTCGGTTGCACCGATCCGTATTAGGAAAGCCGACAAGCTCATCACCTGACACATAGCAGAAGTAAATCAAGTTTAGCTCTGAGCTGTGGTGTACGAAGCACCTGTCAGCTTTAGAGGCGTTGAGGCCTTGGTAGATGAACTGTTTAACACGCTCGTCGCATATAGACTGCTTGGATGTAGCGTCATGAACGTAGATGTCTCGGGGGCCAAAAACGAAATGCTTTCCGTCAACTTCTGTGAAGCAGTTCTGGTTAATCATACCGCAGTCAGTGTAGAGCTTGCGGAAGTTGTACAAGAAGGTACCGCCGGTAAACTCCATCAGCCAAACTTGCGTAGAGCTGTAGATTATGAAGTTGGAACCGAGAGTGCCGCCATCGACAATGGGTGTATCCATTTGCACTAGGTCGTTAAAACCTGCTGAGGCGGTGGTGTCGCTTTCGTCCCATGTAGTCGGGACAGTGTTCGACAATGTGATGTCAGAAAAACGCACTCGCGTAGGATACGAGGTTGCACCCTCGGACGTGTTCAATGCAATCAGAACGTCACCAAACGACCGCAAAGATTCACAGCGGTAGTTACTAGGCCAGTTGTTTAATGCTGCAAAGTTAGTGCCACCTGGGCCTCGGAAGCTGGGTACTTTGTCAGGGCGATTGACGTAGGCCACATTCGCTAACTGGGTAGACGTAAAGGGGCGGGGGTCTACATTCGAGGATATGGTACCAGAACGATTGTTCATACTGCCCGATACATACTCGTGCAGTTGGTAGTCATCCGAGGCGACAACGACAGTGTCAAAGCCTGTGGACGGAACGATACCAAAGCAGAAGCGAGGTGTGAATGCCAGGTTAGGAAGCATCGACCGGAAGATCGGAGAGCGACGAGCCTTGCCTTCATCGAAGCGGATGTTTACCGACCGCGAAAAGGCGTTCAAAGGAAGGTTGTATGGGCTTACATCTGTTACCGTTCCGGCACTGCCTAGGTCGCGGATGGGTAATATAGCCATGGGTGATTAACCTTCTATTAGCTTATCTTTCAGGGTCTGAGGTGGAAACTGGTCAGCCAGTACCTTTAGATTGTCTTGGTTCGCCTTCACCACTTCATTGCGAAAGCTTTCTATGGCAGACCCTGTAGAACGAGACTGCGCTGCACCTTCCAAGATCAACATAGGCATCCAAGACATCGCGCATCCCCATTCATCAACTTCATTGCCAGTGTTGGGGTCGGTGCCTCTTACCTGAGTAAACCAAGCGCACTTGTGTTGGCGGCAGGGTTTGAACTTATCTAGTGGACAGTTTGGCTCTACTTCGATCTTCATTATTATGCGTCCCTAGTAGCCAGGATGACATCACAGTACTCGACATCAAAGTCCATAACATTACCTGAGAAGGTACCCGTCGAATTTGGGTGGGTGTGAGCGTCAGGCGTGGAGGTTAGATCTGGCGAGCCTATGACGACATTGTCACTAGTTGAATTTGACTGGGTATGCCGTAGTTGTCGGTTGGAGCTGGCGGCAAGGACGAAACCAGCACTATAGCCAGCAGACGAGCTGTTGGAGTGACCCGTGTTGTACCTATAGGTGTGGGTGTGGTCTGGGATTTCAGCCTTAGTCAGGGGGTGAGAGGATACGCTGACTGCCACGGAACCACTAGGGGTCTTGGAGTTAAACGCCGAGCTGAACACCACGCTGCCGCCAGTAGCTCCTCCAGCAGAGGTGCCTACAACACGCAGGGCTTTATCGTTATGAGCAGTTACCCGCGTCCATCCTGTAGGGGCATCAGCTTCAAAGAAAAGCATGGTCTCACCGGATGGGATTGGGTCAAGAGCCTCTAGGTTGGTAACACGAGCGTCAAGACCATTGAGTACTTCATCAGTAGCTGTCATGGCTGCGTTGATGTTGGGGAATGTGCTCTGCAGTACTGCCTTAATCAGTCGGATGTGGTCGTCTGCCTGGGCGAGGCCATCAGTAGACGTTGGGTTCGAACTGTTGAGGCTTGAGATATAGGTGGCGTTCTCTAGTGCCATGATTAATGCTCCATATGGGAAATCTTGGGCTCTCACGAAAGAGGTCTAACAACAACAACAACGACAAACCCTTTAGCGGCCTTTTGAAACCGACCTAATAAAAGACCCACGGGGGCCTCTTTTGGTCAATAGGGGACCCATGAAGAGCTAAGCTGTTGATATCGTTAGGGGTGATAGTTATCGGATGTTGTATCCGTTGACATTTTAGATGACCGACGATCGACGATCTGACAATTGATGGGACAAGGCTATGTCTTTGCAGTACAAATCGGGGCTTACCCCATAAGTACCACATAAGTACTACCTAAGTACCACATAAGTACCACCTGAGTATCCCCACCTAAGTAGTCCTGAGAAGCCATTAGAAGCTACCTGAGAGCCACCTGAGTAGACCTGAGACTTACCACATAAGAAGACGACAGCACATCCTGAGAGGCTTCATATGCCTGGTCCGTAGTCCAATCATATGCCTGGTCGGCAGTCCCTCATGAGACTACAAGGGGAAACTCTCCTTAGGGTGGACATAATGCATGAGCCCTATTTGTTCCTGTTGTAACTATAGGCATGTTGCCTATATAAGTATGAGTGCAGGGGTTTGTCAGTGCAGTCCAGCGGCCTGTCAATGGGAAGCATTAGTGGATACCGTCTTGCCCCTGCACACACTCTCTTATATGTCTACAATCTCACAGCTATCACCGGAACATGCCAGCGTCTGTGATCCTGCGGTGTTGTCCTCGCCTTGCTCATATGTAGCGAGCTCAGACCAGGCGATCTCTTTAGGCATCTGCCGGTCTACTTGGTTCCATACCTTCTTCTCGACATCCTGATAGGGTGCCTGTCTATAGCTATGATCTGAATGTGGGAGGAATGAGATGCCGGACAGTAGATCGAAGTTGTCGTACACCCAAGCACCTACATGCATCCACTCATCGTCTCGCACTGATATCGTGACGCTGGGCTTATGCTCACACCAATGCAGCGCATATGTCTTCCAAAGCTCGAGCTGCTCCAAGGCAGACATGTCGTTGCGTGTGACTGCAGCCTCAGGGCTCTTGACTGGGAACGAGAAGACAGTCGTGCTGTCAGGCTTCATGAAGCAGGGCTCGTTAGGTACGCCCTGATCCATCATGAACTGCGTTAGCGGGTCTTTGTTATCGCCCCGAACAGTGCGGACATACTGACCACTATGACGAGCATGAATGCCAGAAGCACTATCCACAAGCTGCGAGACAGTGCCACTAGGCTTGACGCAAGTGATGGCCGCAGATGGACTAACTCCAAGCTGCTCCGCATAATGGCTGTTCGTTGATACAGCGAGATCACGGAGCCGGTTAAGAAGTTTTTCAGTCGGTTTACTGGTGATTTCATTGTCCATAATTCCTGTTAATGACACACCCAACAGACGCTCTTCCTCGGTGTTCTTCGACCAGATGGGGCGTAGGTATGGCATGTTCGTGTAGGTTGATTGGATCGTGCCAAGCATGGTCGCTAAGCGCACCTTCTTCTTCAGTGATGCCTCGGTGTCCGTAGCTCGGACAACGACCTCAGTGAGGTTGCAGAACTGATTAGGGCGCAGGATAATCTCGCTGCACGGGTTAGTGCCGAACTCATGTGCAGGGTCACGACGACCATGCGAGGCGACATGCTCTTGAGCTGCGATGCGTGAGAAGATGCCACGCTCTCCGCTCTTGCTCTCGACAAGGCTTTGCCATTCCTTCAGGAAGGCATCCATATCGGGCTTCTGGGTATATGCGACAGAGTTGTTAGCCAACGCCATCTCAGGACGATCAGTCCACCAGTTGCCGCTCTTGGCGGTTCGCATCTTGTCGTCTTGCAGGTTGCTGAGGCTGATCATTGCTGACCGGCGTACACCACCAACGACAACCACCTCTCCTACTTTGCACATGATCGAGTGACACTCGAAGGCATTGAGGTTGCGACCAGCTGCGCCTTGGAACTTCTCGATCGTGTAACGAAATAGCTGGTCGAGTGGCTCGGGGCCTGAAGCGCGACCACCGAAGGTCTTCAGTCGGGCACCGGCCTGGCGTACCTTGCTTACGTCCCACTTAGGAATGTCACCTGTATACAACGAGCTGATGAGCTTGCGGTAGGCCTTAGCCCAGCCCTCTTTGCTGTCCTGCACGACGATTGTGTCATCACTGTCAGCCAGGCTGGCTGGCACACAAGGCAGCTTGTTGACGTACTCTCGTTCTACCGAGAAGCCTACCCCAGTGCCGCACAGCAGGATAAACATAGCCTCGTCGAATGCACGAGGGTGATCGACCGCCAAGTAAGAACAATTGTAGATGCATGTGTTGTCTCGGCGTGAGGCTTCACCGGCAGTCATGATGGCTCGCATCGATGGCATCACCTCAAGGTTGAGGATTGCATCGCGCAGCTCCGACAGATCCTTAGAGGTTACACCGGCAACAGGGCGGCAGATGTTCTCGATGAAACGCTCAACAGTCTCACCCCAGTTCTCTCGGCGACCCTCTTCTGGCATCCAACGTGCATACCGTGAGTAGGCTATAAAGTTTTGGTAATCGGTGGGCAGCTCTCGGATAGCATTATTCATTCTGTTATGTCCTTGCCTTGCAATTGGTTTATTCGCATCTCGATGTAGCGAGCTGCTTTGTTTAAGTCGGCAATCTCTGCCTCTCTCGTCGTCTTGTAGCTGCCTTGCTTGTAGCCAGCTCTCATGACGTACTTGATGATGTTGCCTCTCCAGAACTCCAGGCCGTTTTGCATAATCATCTCGACCGGCTCGATAGCCCACCTTGCGTAGTGAGTAGGCTCATTGATTTCGTCTGGCTTATGCTTTGACTGTTTAGTCATGCGCTTCATCGTGGCTTCGTAGCTTTCACGGCGGCTAACTTGCTTGGCGGTCATGTTCTGGCTCCCATAGTTTTAATGTGCCTTCGGCAGCGTCCCATTCAGACCAACGCAAGATCCGTGCTAACCGCGCCTGGCTCTTGGCATCCGTCTCCGTCATTCCTGCTTTCTGGTAGGCGTGGATAACGATGCCCCAGTCTGGGCGTGTTCCGAGGATGGTCTCAGCCTTCTTAGGGCCTACACCTGGGATGCCTTTGTAACCGTCCGTAGCGTCACCGGTCAGAACCTGGGTGTAGAAGTTACGCTGAGCATCGTCGAAAGAGATTGTCAGCATCTCGTCAGCCATCGGTCGATACAAGCGACCTGGGATTGTCTTCATGTCTTTGTCGTCAGACACGATGATTGTGTTAGCTCCAGGGCTGGTAGCCATAATTCCCATACAGTCATCAGCCTCAAGCTTAGGCTTCCAGTAATGCTTGTAAGCAGACTTAGCCCAGTCGATTAAAGCCTTGTGACCCACTGGCTTGCGGGTCTTCTTGCGGTTGCTTTTGTATGACGGGTCAACATCTCGTCGGAAGTTTTCACGGTCGCTGAAACACAGGATCTGTTCCTTTGTTTCTAGGCGGTTGTGAATTTGGCTAAGCTTGTCTGTAAAGATCTGCTTGGCTTCGGTTAGGTCAGTAGCCAGTGACCAAACATCATCACCCCAATCAATCTCATCCTCAGCCGCCGCAGCGGCCTGGTATAAGAATAAATCAGCATCAATCAGTAGGGTCAGCTTCTGTGGTCGGGAAATCGATTCCGAGCTCATTACTCATCCTTTCTAATGTGAACTGCAGCTCCTGCATGAACGCCATGCCCATCTCGGTGATGAGCCATTCGTTGCCCCAGGTGTCTTCTGCAATCTTTGTGGTAATCAGGTCTTCGCTGGCACACATCGCAACGTAGTTGGCGTGAGCTCTGGCAAAGTCTGATTTCGTGGTGTAGGGAGAACGCCAAGTGTTGTGGAGAACCGTGTAGACCGAGGCCATCATTGGAAGCTGTAGAAACAGCTCCTCATCAGTGGCTATCAGCCCAGGTTGTTCCCCAGCTGTACTCTGCGTCGATTGGGATTGATAAGTTGAACGCTCTTCCAGCTTCTTGCGCCATTCGTCCAGCGATAGTACCGACATGATCTTCAATTCCTCGTAAACAAGCGATCTGGATCTCGTCGTGTACCCAAGCTACCGTATAAGTCCTGTCATCCAGTCCTTCGTCCCTCAACGCAGTATCAATCAAGCAAATCCATTTCTTTGAGATGCACCCTGCCGCAGACTGCAGCAGAGTATTAAGTGCACTGTGAGCCGATCGGATTGGAACCCGACGACCATCAAGGCTTCGTAAGTAACCTCGATCAGCGGCTGTTTGTATGCCACGCTTCAATGAGACAAAGGCTGGCATTCCTGCAAAGAAACGATCCTGCAGTTGTTTGCCTTCTTTGAAACCAGCTCCAAGGATTTCTCCAAGGCGAGCCGGTCCAGCTCCATAGCAAAGCGCATAAATCATGGTCTTTGCTTGATCTCTTGTTTCGAGACCTGCAGCTTTCTGGTTGAACGTGTGGATGTCGCCTTCAAGTATCTGCTTTGCATAAGCTCCACCATCATTGAGGTAGTGAGCGAGCATCCGCAGCTCGATGCCGGACAAATCCGATCCCACGAGGCTATAGCCTGGGGGAACAGTGAACAGCTCTCGACATGTTTTGCCGAAAGGCTGAGTAGCCCGTGGCACCTGTCCCAGGTTTGGGAACCGGTGCGCGGCGCGTCCCGACACAGTGCCACTAGGCACAATCTGGTGTCGTAAGCGTCCATCAGTGTTGACGAGTTTCATCCAGGCATTGCGCCCTTCTGCGAGCTGGCCCAGGCGTTTCTGTAGTAGAAACATCCGCGACAGCTTCTGTGCTTCTGGGTAGTTAAGACCGCCTAAGACATTCTCATCGATCTGAGCGTGTCCACTGCCAGTGAGAAGCTTTGGCTTCCAATCGTACTTGTGCTTAAGGCACCTTTCGATGTGGCGGCGGCTGTTGTAGTTAAACTCAACGACTGTGACCTTCTCTGTAGGGACACCCTTCTCGTATCCGTACCGGCTGTTGTTCGCCTTCGGGATAAACGGAGTGCGTATCTCCCATGGCTCAAACAAGTCGTGTAGCTCAGCTTCAATCGTTGAACGCTCGGCGGCTAACGTGGCGTAAAGCTCAGCAGCCTTGTCCCGATCAAACTCCCAACCATTGTTGCCTATTCTAAAGCACAGCTCAGCAGCTTGGTGCTCCAGGTCGATGCTTTCCTGCGACCAGTTATCGGTGTCTAGGTGCTCGAGTAGGCGATGGTTCAAGGCGACATCTTGGCGGCAGTACTTCTGCATATCCGGTGACCAGGCTTTCCAATCACCGCCATCGAAGCTGTCTTTGTGGTCGCCAAGGCGGATGCCCCAGGCTTTTAAAGAATGGGAACCATAGAGACGTTTAGGCATTTCATCCTGTTCTCTCCAGGTACGCTCCCAGTCTTCGTTCTTTAGATCTCCGTGAAGCATGTGCGATAACACTAGTGTGTCGGTCACCTTTGCCTTGGGGTTAAAGTCTCGGTAAACCTTCTTGATCGCAGGTATATCAAAACCGATTATGTTGTGACCAATGATCTCGTCAGCAGCCTCGAGCTCAGCAATGCCACGCTCGATCTCTTTAGGGCCATAGCCCCACTGCTCGCCGGTGTCGGCATTTAGTAACTCGATGCAGTGAAGTTTGGTTAGCTGAGGTAGTAGACCATCAGTCTCAACATCAAAGACTAAACGCAGCACGAGCCGCACCTGTCTCTGACAATAGCGTGATCAGTAGCAGCATGACCGCAATCGCGTTCAGCACTAAAAGTGAACGGTCGTGCCAAAGCCAGCCGACGACAAACCACGCCACGGTACCGTTGAGTGTAAACAGGATATCGAGCCCTGGCATGAACTCTGATGCGCGTAGGACTAATCCTGTAAGCAGCATGATTGTACCTGACCACTTTACATACCAATCAAGCGTGTGTGTTGGTGTTATCTTTTTCTTCATATTCATAATTCAGCTTCCATTCTCATTATTGTGCGTCCGATTGCTTCTGGGATTTGCGGGACGACCGCGTTACCCAATGCTTTAATTCTGTGTGTCCTAGCGGGAACCCCATTAGCCACTCGACCCACGTTGGGTTCAACTGGCCATCCGTCTTTGAAGTCCGTGCTGCTTCCCTCAGATTGCCGCGATAAGTGTCTGACCCCATATACCGGTTCAGCACAGCTCCCTTGTGGTCGCTGGCTACTGGTGTAGGCCACATTGCCATTGTCTTTTCGTCCACCTGCTCTCGCAGATTGCTCGGTCGGCTCCTGCCCTTGCGATGACCCTCTGCTAGCTTCTTCAGGCTCTCCTCGGAGCGGCGCGGCAAGTGATCCATCGTGTTGGGCGTTGCCCACAATCCAGACCCTGTCTCTTTTGTGCGGGGCATCGACACTGCACGCTGGAATAACAAACGGCCAGACGGTGTATCCTTCAGCCTCCAGTGTAGCGAGTACTTCGTCGAGACCGAGTTTAATGTGTCCACTAACATTCTCGCAAATGACCCATCGAGGCCGCAACTCTCGTATAAGTCGATGCACTTCAGGCCAGAGATGTCTGGGGTCTTTTTCGCCTCTTTGACGACCTGCGACCGAGAAGGGCTGGCAGGGGTATCCGCCGACGATAACGTCTGGAACAATTCCATCTGCTTTGAGCTGCTCTCCGGTAAGCTGTTTAACATCTCCGTAGATGGGTGTGTCGGGCCAGTGGTGTTCGAGGACACCTCGGCAGTAGGGTTCAATTTCGCAGAATGCGACTGTTTCAAATCCGGCTTTTTCGAGACCAATGCTAAATCCTCCTATCCCACTGAATAAGTCGAGTACTTTCATGATGTTTCCTAAGTTTCGTAGTAAACGAGCTCGCCACGCTCATTGATTATGAGAACCTTTGAAGCGTTGTGCTTCTTCTTGTAATAAGTGATGTCTTTTTTACTGAGGCTCTTTAGGCCTGGCTTAAGCCGCCAGACCACATGGTCTAAATAGACAGTGTCTTTGTCTTTAGGGGCCACATGGTTACTCCTTGTGTTGATCAGAAGGGTGATTGTTCGCTCTTCAATCGGCCTGTGTCTTGATCATAGACAAGCGTATCCGCTGGGCCGGTCTGGCCCGTGAAACGGTTCTTGAGAACGAATAGGTGACGGACATTGCTGTGCGGATCGTCAGGGTCAACCTGAAGCGACAGACATATGTCACTAAGCTGGGCAATCGCATGACTGCCCCTTAGCTGCCCTAACCTGACCTTGGCACCATCTTCATGGCCTCGGTCACCCTCCGGGCGGCGCAAGTGCGACACAAGGATCAAGCCAATATCAATCTCTTGCACCAGGGTACGCAGCTTGGTCATTGCCATATCAATGAGCTTGCGCTCGTCGCCGGTTGCTAACCCTGACACCAAGATCGAGATATGATCCAAGATGACATAGTCAACATCCAGAGCCTTAGCCATGAAGCGTATGCGGTTACAGACGAGATCGACATCGGTCGAGCCGAAGTGATCGTACAAATAGACAGGCCGGTCGGAACTACCGAACAGCTCGTCAAATGCCCCCTCGACTTCCTCAGTCGAAACGGCCTCGGGATCCACAGTCAGGTTTTTGCTGAGGTGGATGCCAATAAGATTTCTTAACGTGCGCTGGTTACTCTCTTCCAGCATTATGAGGCCAATGCGTTGACCCTTTGAATGCAAGTGCATTGCGACCTCACTACACAAGGTCGTCTTGCCAATCCCTGACCCAGCCGTGACTGTCACCAGCTCACCTCGGCGGATGCCTTTGGTGATCTCATTTAGTTGAGGGAAAGGGTAAACAATGTCGCTTTGCACTTCGGGCTTGGTGACCAGCTCACGCAAATCACCTGCCGACACAATACCGTCGGGTCTGTATTCCCGGGCTTGCCATACAGCATTGATTATCGCGCCACCCTCGCCCTTTAAGAGGCATTCGTTAGGGTCTTTGAGTGGAAGCCTAGCAATCTTAGCCTTGCCCACAGGAAGCATCTCTGCCACTTCTTGGGCTGCTTTCTGACCGGCTTCATCCATGTCAAACATTAGGATGACTTCCTCAAAACCGTCGAGGTAATCCCAATTGTCTTTGATTGACCGACGAGCTGATGCTGCGCCCTGGGGAAGCGACACTGTAGGCCACTTATGATCCTGTAGCTGACTGACTGACATGCAGTCGATCTCGCCTTCAGTAATTACGATTTTCTTGCCACGCGACCACAGATGCTGACCGAAGAAGGTCATGCCTTTGCCGGTACCGAGAATGGCGAAGTCTTTATCTTTCGTGCGTACCTTCTGTGCGACGATCGCGCCGGAAGTATCTCTATAGTTAGCTGCCCAGGCTTGCTGGCCTCGGTAGTCAACAGTGCGGTACCCAAACTTACGAGCGGTCTCTTGCGTCAAGCCGCGAGAGCGAACCCCAAGGTATTCGCCTTGCAGTAAATCGCTGGCTTCCTTTGGGCGAGGCTTCGAGGCCGGAGCACCCTCGCCGTTTATCTCATGAGGCTGAACTGTTTTCTTACAGCTATAGCAATGCGTATGTCCGTCACTATAAACCGTCATTGCATCGCTGCTCATGCAATCGTCTGCAGTGCAAGCTGTTTTGTAAAGAGCGTGACTTGGCTCCTTGTCAAAGAAGTCTTCGCCAGTGTCTGGAACCATAATTGTGTTCATGTGAGATGTCTCCTTGATCTCGGGTGAAAAGGTGGAGGTCACGGGGCGGCTTAGGGGAGGAAAAGCCACCCCGCTCTCCTTGAGCAGTGGGCCCTGTGGAAGCACACTGCTGCGGCCTAGGTGGTCACATTTGGGGAGACTGACCACCTGGGCTTAACCAATCTGTTGGGATTAGTTTGTCGGCGTAGAGGAACCCATGCTTCTCGCACCAGTCGGCGTAAGAAGTTGGGCTACCTTTATAAAGTTTGGATTTGGAACGACTAAAGACAAATCGAATTTCGATGTCTGGGCATTGCTCTTTGATCAGAAGATGTTTCTGTCGATCACCTACAGAAAAGATGCCTTTAGTTTCGACATAAAAAGTGCGGTCTCCATTGCACACTTTAAAGTCTGGTGTGTAGCGAGCGTTACGAGCTGGATAAGTGAAGTTAATTTTGTCGGTCTCATAGACGACCGGTAACCCATGAACTTCTAACTGATCCGCTACTCTCACTTCTAAGCCAGACCTGAACCTGTTTACGACAGGTTTAGTCGAGGTAACTAGCTTCACCGAAGCTGTCATCCGCTGCTGGTGTTGTTGCACCGGCTGTAGAAAAGCTTGTGTCTTGAGCGACGAAGCCGCCATCAACGCGATCAAAGCTAGATCCATCCATATTGTCCGACGAGGTCAAAGCCTCAACGATTTGCACAGCCATGATTTGACAGGTGATGCCATAATTAACCGCGCTGACGTTATATGGGTAAAGCTTCACACGAAGTGCTAGGCGGCTACCGCCAAACAGCTCCGGCAATGATGCATTTGGAATTGGGTGGCCTTGGCTGTCGAAGAACTTCGGCTCGTATTTAGTAGCCGTTTTCAAATCGATTTCGCCAGTGTCTACGTCAGTCGTAAACCCAAGCTTCGCTTCAGAGGCCTTGTCGCCAAACTCCGCTACGGCAGCAGCCTGCAGAGCTTTGATGATTGGCTTAGCTTCCTCGGCATCCATAACAAGCTGGGTCTTGTATTTCTCTTGGCCAAACTTGGTATCAGGCTTGTTCAGCCAAACGTACTTAGCTCGGCCAATCGGGGTTGTAAGAACTTGATAGGTGTTCTTGGTCATGACTAGATATCTCCTTGGTTACATCTATTGGTGGGTGGTGGTCGAAATTGACCAGTGAAAGACCGAGCTCGTCGAGAGCGACAAGGAGGTCCAGTGGTAGCAGTTCACCTCGTTCGAGATGAAGACGTGCGCGGTTAAGCACTCGCTCGCGTGGATGCATAGCGGTGGCCTTATTATTGTTTAAAGTTTTAGGTGACTATTATGAGGATACGGTTCGAGAAGATTGTCTCTATAGGGTGGACATAATGCAAACTACGAGAAACAGTACTTACTTTGTAAAACTAAACTGACATCTAGGTTGCCTCTTTCAGGCATCTCCGGTGCTGTTGCTGTTTCACTTAATTTAGACATGACCTGCGTAAGTAAGTTTTGATATAGATCTTTATCCAAATACATTTCTACAAAGGCTTCACGAATTGCCTCATACATACCTTGGAGCTGAGCCGGTGTTGTGGCGAAGCTGTCGTGTATAAGCATGAAGTCTTTGATACGTTTCTCCGAGAAGCACTTAGTAACCGTTTTGATGAGATGCGCTGAATCCAAACTGTGGATCACATTCGGGCTGATGGCTGCTTTGCTCTTTCGAACATCGACAGTGCCTCTCTTGTTGTTTCTCAGTGTAATCTGGGTTCGGCGTTGCACCGAGGCCTCGCGATCATGCAAGTAGACCTTGATCTTTTTTATCTCGCGCTTCGGATAATATTGACCGGCTGGGAAGCCGACTGGTGTAAACCAAGTCATGTGGTAACCCTCTTGAGCTGCACTATCTGCGAGCTGCTGAAAGAACCGCATACCATCAGCGGCACTGCTAATGACTGTCGTTACAGCATTCCAATTGTGCCTAGCTAAGAATGAAGCTGCTTTATGGCCCCGATCTTCACCAAACGGATGGACAGTCAAATCGCCTTTCAAAAGCTTATCACTGATTGGGTTCATCAAGTCCTCAATCAGTTGCTCTTGAAACCCAAACTGTTTACTGGAGTAACCATAGGTCATCACGTTACGCTTCACGACACTGCGATCTATGCCGAAGTCTAGCCACTGATTAGCTTCTTCGCTCTCACCTTCAGATTTAATATTCTTAATTACCTGATCGGCGACACGCTGGTAAATATCCATAGGCTTTGGCCCTGGTACCAGGTTCACTAACTCAGCATCAGCTACATTAAGGCCTAGCGCACTAAAATGCTGAACACCTGAATTAGTACCGTCTAGCGCGGTCGGGAGACCACACATGTAACCTGGGCCCGTCTCAATGTAGCGAGCATATTCCAGCACTGCAGCCAGGAATTGAAATGGCTTGTCTGCGCCTGACCACAAATCAATGTTAGCTTTCCAGTCGCTAGCAATTGTCATCAAGGTGTCGTGGTTGTCCTCTACCCACTGCACCCTGTCGTCAAAGCTGCGCTTGCTGACCTTTTCAAAGTCACCCACGTTGGCGAGGTGTATTTTCAACCAGTAAGCACCCTTGTGCGTGATCGGGCGCACGTTAGCTAGCAGAAATAGCGACTTGATGTGATCGTCTCTGTGGGGACTGAAGTTGGGTATAGGATAAACGCGACCACGAAAGTCAAAGTTACTTGGGAGATAGAACTTGTCATAAGTAGCCATCTCTTTTGCGGTACGCATATCCTGAGCCATGACAGCTCGGTGTCCGTCTATTTCACGGTTCTTTGCTATGATATCTCGTGCAGATATGCGCCAGCCTTTTCTTTCGGTGTCTTCTAGGCTTTCCCAATGGTCAGGCCGGTCTGGCCTCTCGAGCTTCGTCTGCGTTGGAAACTTACCAATCTTGATACCATTGACCCAAAAGTGCTCGACAGCCTCCAGCAGATCCCTATTGATTTTATAGGGCGTCTCTTGGATGTAATTTACAGCCTTTAAGAACTCCGGTGGGTTTAAGATATCACAACTTTCAACGCAGGTTTCACGCTGCCACGGGGATGCAAAGCGGATCAGGTCTACCTGAGCGGCCAGCGCATCGTCGTGATAACAGCCAGTACTAAAGGTCTGCCACGGGCGGGGTGGCACGACCATTGGACTAAAGACCGGCTGGGTCCAGCTTTCGTCATAAGCAAGCTCAGCGAGCAGGTCTGAAGCGGCTTCGAGTAGACCTATTCTTCTTACCGTGCGCTGCTTCACGACCATGTCCCAGACTTCGAATATGTCGGACGCAGCTAAAACTGCATTCAGTAAGGGCTGACCCACTTTAGCTCGCTCAACGTCAGTCCAGGGCTCCTGCTGAAAACCTGCTGATCGGGCGATCGACATGGCAGACTTAAGACGATAACGCTCACTGCTGTGATCGCGTTTAACTTTTGTCTCAATGCGGTTTGCAAGCTTCCGGTCATGCTCGCGAAGCTGCTTGGCCCAAATCTCCATTTCAACCCGACGACCAATCTTCACGACTGTCCAGGTATAGCTGCTTTCCGATCCGACAGCGTCCATGCATGTGCTGAGGCCCAACCAGGCAAGTAGATCTACATCATCTACTGCTTGAAGGTTTTGAAGCCACTCCATACGGCGTCCCTTCCTGCTCTCGTCACTTTCCTCTGCAAGCATCTGCGCTAGGAAATCCGAGACCTTAGGTAAGGCCTGACCAATCATGTTGTGGTTGTTTGTCTTCAGAGACCACTGGGTCATCTTTTCGTTACGGTTAAGGTAGCGGGTGTGTCCGGCTACAAATGCCATATCTTCGAGCTGCTTCTCGTCGGTTGAAGAGCCTTGTCGCTTTGTGTTGATCATAGCACTGCCTCGCTTTTCTTTTTCCGCAATTGTACTTTGTCAGATAACGACAACATCTTCATCGCGTAGTCGCGCCCAATCGATATACCAGCGGCTGTGATCACCAAACCTTCTTTTTGCTTCTCGATAAAGCCTCGATCAACCAGCTCATCCACGCGGCGGTGGATTGTCCTGTAGCTTCCCATTTTGTTTTTCTTAGTTAATTCATAGACGCTGATTGGACCCCCTCCGATCGCATAGATGTAACTCGTTAGCACCGCGCCTAAAGGGTCTTTAGTCAGCTCGTTGTCCTTATTGCTATTATCTTTAGTTTCGCCCATGGCGATGGCTGTGTACCGAAGCCACAGGCTCATTGTGTGTCTTAAATCGTCTTCATTATATTCAAACGTCATAAAATCCCTTTAGGTCCACCTGATTGGTGAAAACCTTTCCTTTTAAAGTCGTGTTTGTAAACATAGGCAATTTGGCAAGCCTACATATTTATGGGGGTAATCAGTCGAGCAGATCGTCAGCAATCTTGGCTAGAGCAGACTGCTTGCCTTTGACGTACCTTAGTGTCGTTTGAATGTCCCTATGGCCGACAAACTTCGACATCATGTATGGATTAGTCCCGCGCTCAGCCATGTTAGTCAGAGCAGTTGCCCTAGTCACATGGAAGACGACCGAAGGGTCTCCACTAAAGAAACGCTCGCGCATCTCTTTCCATGGGTTGTAGAAGGTACGGTGCGACCAGTGATCAATTGGTCTCATATTAAGCGCGACTAAAGCTGCGTAAGCCTTAGTGTTCAAGGGCACATCCCTCTGATCACCATTCTTGGTAGTCAAGAGATGAACCCAATACCGACCGTCTTTATCTTGATCGACGAAAGCATCATCAGTACCGATCTTGAGGATTTCACCTAGCCGCATACCCGTATTAACGGCCAATACGAAGAAATGCTCTATCCAGCTTTGCTGGTGCCCACGGAAGAAACGACTAATTAATAATACTTCTTCCTCACTAAAGTGCTTGGGACGACCCCTGCGGCGTACCTTCATCCATTTAATCTTAGGTGCCTTGTCGATGTATTCCATATCGACCGCATGACCAAAGACCATCGAGATGGCACTGTTGTAGTGATTGATTGTATTATCAGTAAGACCGACTGCGCGAAGATGATCTTGAAACCTATGAAGATCCTTAGGTGCAAAGTCCGACATGCGCTTGTGACCATAGCCAGCAAACGCACAGAACCGGTCTAACTTAACAAGGCTTTCAGTTAGGTGCTTTCTCGACGCACCATCCCAAATCCTCTCGGCTTCTTGGTCGATAAATTCTACAAGTCTAATCATTTGACTACCCTCAAGTGCTGACGTTTGACCATAGCTAAGTGGTCGCGCAACTGGTTCAACGACATGCCATTGAGGTCTAGGACAAGCTCCCAACCTTGGTAGTTATAAATGTCGTTAATGAGTTTCTCGAGTATCTGACGCTTCTGCTCTTTAGATACCTTTTGTAAGAACTTAGGACTACGCATTGTACACCACCTCTCCTTGGATCACGTTCTCTGCTTCACGTTCGATCAGCTTCATCATCACCATGTTCAAGGCTTCATAAGTCTTCTTCTGATGCTGGCTATTCTGATGGACAGCTTCGGCCATTTGCGTCAGGCAGTTCTCTTGGTCTACGCAACGCTTCTCGAGCTGCTCGATGCGCTCAAGAAGTAATCGGGGGTCTAGAGTATTAGTCATTGGTGTCTCCTGATGTTGTCCCACTACACGGGTTAACTCTATAGGGTGGACATAATGCAATTTGCTCATGACGCACCCCCGATCAGGGCGTTTCCCCACATGTCGTCCAAGGTCCGGCCTTCAGGCGGCTTGGTCAACCAACGCACACCGCTGTTGCACAAACGAGTGCAAGGCGGATGAGCGACCATGACCATATCCCAGGCTTCCATGCCCAGGACATTCCTGATGTCGTCTTGAATGTGTCGGTTAGATCTGTCGTCTGCCGGAAGCAGATCGCAGCTCCAGGTGTCGAAGCCTTGCTCTGCAAAAGCCTGACGCACGGTACCGGATGTTTCACAACCGATGAGTACTCTGATGTTGTCTTTGGATATCATGACGTGTCTCCCTAAGTCGTATCCGTTTTTCCACAGTTACAACTTAAGAAGGGTCGGGAGCTTTGGTAGCGGAGGAGGGACTTGAACCCCCGACACGCGGATTATGATTCCGCTGCTCTTCTTAAGTTGTACCTTAGTGTAACCTGAAAAGGGCAACGGATGCAAGAGGTATTATAAGGGTGGA